GATAACAGCGACATGACAAATCTAAAAATTGGAAAAACACTTTTCCCCCGTTCAGCATTTATTGGTTTCGACCATATGTTCAACGAACTAGAATACGCAACTAAACATGCGAGTGACCACTATCCACCCCATAATATTATTAAGGTGTCGGATGAGGAGTACACAATAGAAGTAGCATGTGCGGGTTTTAGTGAATCCGAACTAAATGTGGAACAGAAAGAAAGGTCGTTGACAGTTACTGGCAAACATGAATCAAAAGGCAGAGAAGTAATACACCGTGGTATATCCACTCGTGACTTCACTCGTAGGTTTAGGTTGTCAGAGTATGTTCAAGTAACAGGAGCATCTCTATCGGATGGAATACTTGCCATCGATATGAAAGTAGAAATCCCAAAGGAGAAGCAGTCTCGTAAAATCAAAATCGGTTAACACGAGGTAAACATATGTCATACGACATGAACACTCGCGCAGAAATGTACGCGAGTATGATAGTAGTTTTTGCTATCACATTAGTTCCAATAGTTGCATCATTCGGTGCGGGTGTCTGGAACATTCTTTAAACACGGGGGAGATGGTTACGCCATCTCTCTTTTTTTTACTTGACTTTTTGAGTGCTTTCATATATAATATAAAGTGTTCATAGGAGAAAATATATAATGAGATTTTATACAGACGTCACGCGCTACGGTAATCAGATGCTCTATCGAGGTTACAAAAACGGTGAACGTATTAGAGAACGAGTTAAATTCAAACCCACGCTATTTGTAAACGGTCAGTCTGAATGGCGAACCCTTGACAATAAACCAGTCGCCCCGATGCAGTTTGACTCGATGAAAGACGCGACTGAATTTATTAAACAATACCAACATATCCCTACAGTAAAAACATATGGTACTACAAACTATATGCATCAGTTTATTACAGATAGGTTCCCCGAAGATATTACATTCAATCGTGACCAGATACACGTGACCACTATTGATATTGAAGTACAATCAGACGAAGGGTTCCCTGAACCTGACAAGGCAAACTATCCTATCATCTCTATCTGTACTAAATCCTCTAAGGAAAGTTTCTATCGCGTATGGGGTCTCGGTGAGTTTGCGCCGGAGCAGGATACTGTATATGTTAAATGCGAAAGTGAACTTCAACTCATAGATACCTTCCTAAAGTACTGGAATGGTCACGGTATGCCTGATGTTGTTACAGGTTGGAACATAAAAGGTTTTGATATCCCCTACCTTGTGAACAGAACGAGAAAGGTTCTTGGGGAAGAGTCAGTGAAAAAGTGGTCTATATGGGGTCTAGTCTCATCTAGAACCGTCCGTGGTAAGATGGGTATGAAAGATATAGACACTTACGACCTAGCAGGGATAGCACAGTTAGATTATTATGACTTATTTCGTAAGTTTACTTTGAATACCCTTGGTCAACAAGAAAGTTATCGCCTTGACCATATCGCTAACGTAGTACTTGGTGAACGTAAACTATCATATGAAGAACACGGTAATCTATATACACTCTATAAAAATGATCATCAGAAGTTTATTGAATACAATATCAAGGACGTTGAACTCGTTGATAAGTTAGAACAGAAACTTGGACTCATTACTCTTGCTATGACAATGGCATATCGAGGTGGTGTTAACTTCGAAGATTGCCTTGGTACTACAGGTATCTGGGACAGTATCATATATCGCCTCCTGAATAAACAGAAGGTTGCGGTTCCTTATAAAGAAGAGAAACCTAAGAGCGACTATGCTGGTGGGTATGTAAAAGAACCTAAAGTAGGATTACATAACTGGGTTACTTCCTTTGACCTTAACTCTCTCTATCCTATGATTATCGTACAATATAATATGTCACCCGAAACCGTTATTAATGGTTTGGTTGATACAGATGTAGAACGTATGCTAAGAAAGAATACACCGACTGACCCAGATTACGCTCTTGCCCCAAGCGGAGTTCGTTTCTCTCGTGAGAAAGAAGGTGTTATTCCAAGTATCATTAGACAGTATTATGCAGAACGTAAACTCATAAAGAGGGATATGTTAGATGCACAACAGGAGTATGAAAAGACTCCTACCAAGGCACTATCAAACAAGATAGCGACACTCGACAATAGTCAAATGAGTATCAAAATTCTTATGAACAGTTTGTATGGTGCGTTGGGTAATAGATGGTTCCGTTACTTCGACCAAAGGGTTGCGGAGTCCATCACACTTGCGGGTCAGTTGTCAATTAAATGGGCAGAACGTGCGGTCAACTTTGAAATGAACAGTCTACTCAAGACTGATGAAAAAGACTACGTTATTGCCATTGACACTGACTCGCTCTATATTAATATGGAAGACCTTGTAACTCAGTTCTCTCCTAAAGACCCTGTTAAGTTTCTTGATAAGATATGTAGTGAACACTTTGAGAAAGTATTGGTCAAGTCATACAAAGACCTCGCTCATTATACTAACGCATTCAAAAACAGAATGGAGATGGGTCGTGAGGTAATCGCAGACCGTGCTATCTGGTGCGCCAAGAAAAGATATATTCTAAACGTACATAACAACGAAGGTGTTCAGTATGCCGAACCTAAACTTAAAGTTATGGGTATTGAAGCAGTCAAGTCTTCTACTCCTATGGTTGTTCGTGACAAGATGAAAGAGATGTTTCATATTCTTGTGAAGGGTACAGAAGATGAGGTTCAGAAGTTTATCCGTAACTTCCGTAATGACTTTAATCAACTACCACCTGAAGATATATCATTCCCTCGTGGAGTTTCTAATGTAACTAAATGGAGTGACCGTAAGACTATCTATAAAAAGGGTACTCCTATTCATGTACGTGGAGCATTACTATATAACAAGTCCACAAAGAATATAGCACGATATGAGCAGATTAAGAATGGTGAGAAAATTAAGTTTTGTTATCTTAAAACACCTAACCCTATCAAGGAGAACGTAATCTCTTATCCCCTTAACTTCCCTCGCGAACTTGCTCTGGGTAAATATATTGATTACGATAAAATGTTTGAGAAAACTTTCCTTCATCCGCTAGAACCTATCTTTGATGCGGTAGGTTGGAGCGCTGAACCTCAAGCACAATTAGATGCTTTTTTCTCTTGACTTATAACTTAACATATAGTATAATTGTACTATGAATTATTCTCTAACCATATTCAAGAATACATTTGACAACAAGACTCACCGTGTCCAAAACTTTGACACATGGGCAGACTTTGAGTCACTTCTGTATTCTCTATACAACAAGAAAGGAATCAAAGGTGGAAAAAAATCTAGTCCGCTCATCTCCCCTTCATTATATGAAGAGGGTACTACAAGGAGTAATCGTAATGTTCATTCTTGGGGTGGTTTTTGTATGTTGGATGTTGATGATTTTCATCTTCCTTCTACTGATAACAATAGCGAACCTGTTACCCGACTAAAAGAAGAACTCTATAAAATGTTTGGAGGATATCAATATATCTGTTACAATACTGCATCATCTCGTTTAGAGCAACCTAGATTTCGTCTAGTGTTTCCTATCACTCGTAGAGTTGAAGTAAAGGATTTACCTCACTTCTGGTTTGCTATGAATAAGCAGTTCGGTGAGTTGGGTGATGAACAGACTAAGGACGTGTCACGTATGTACTACGTCCCTGCTCAGTATCCTGACGCATTGAGTTTTATATTCAGTAACGAGGGTATACATATTGACCCTGATATGTTAATGAATAAACATTCTTATGTAGAGAAACAAGGTAAGAGTTTTATGGAAAGACTTCCTCCTGCATTACAGAAAGCAGTAATAGAGCATCGTAAAAATGCCCTAAGTAATACCGATGTATCCTGGACATCATATCGCGATTGCCCTTTCTTTCCTAAGAAACTTGAAATGGAATATCGTGCTATTACAGGTACAGGTTGGTATTACAAAATGTATCAGATTATGATTGCTACAGCAGGTAATGCTGTGAAGAGAGGGTATCCTATGTCCGCAAAACAGATTGCTGACTTATGTCAAGAACTCGACAATGAAACAGGTCAATGGTATAGTAAACGCGATATGAACAAAGAAGCAGACCGCGCATTAGAATACATATATAGGAACGGATAATGAGAATATTAGTTACAGGTGGTGCGGGTTTCATAGGGTCGCATTTAATTGCTGACCTACAGAATGATGGTTTCCTTACGATGGGTTTGGACAACTACAATG